CCCCCACCAGCAGGGCTGGATAGATTTGCTTGAGGGTCGTGAGCCGGAACTTTTTCATCCGGCCATTGAGTACCAACCAGGTCAAGCCAGCCGTATTTTGATCAACACCCCACCAGCCCACGCAAAGTCGCAAACCGTTTCTATTGACTATGTGGTGTACCGGATTTGTAAAAACCCTGACACCCGCGTGATCCTTGTGTCTAAAACGCAGAAGATGGCACAACAGTTCTTGTACGGTATCAAGCAGCGTTTAACCCACCCAGCGTACGCAAAGCTGCAAGCCAATTTTAGTCCTGAGGGTGGTTTCAAAAAGAATGCTGACTCTTGGACTGCCAACCAAATCTATTTGGGTGGTGAGGAACGTGACGGCCAAGAGAAAGACCCAACAGTTCAGGCCATTGGTATCGGTGGCCAAATCTATGGTGCCCGCGCAGACCTGATCATTGTTGACGACGCTGTTGTTTTAGCCAATGCCGCCGAATGGGAAAAACATTTAGACTGGCTTCGCATCGAAGTCAGCTCCCGACTGGCCCCCACGGGCAAACTGCTGGTTATTGGTACGCGCGTTGCGCCCATTGACTTGTATCAACAACTAATGAACGGTGACCACTACGTTTCAGGTGTTTCACCTTGGACACGTTTCTCCCAACCCGCTGTTTTAGATTACGGTTCCGGCAACTCGGACACTTGGTTAACACTTTGGCCCAAAGCCGAAGTGCCCTTTGAAGGTTCAGAAGGTGAAGAACCCGACGAAGAAGGCTTATACCGACGGTGGGACGGGCCACACCTTGACAACGTGCGTGGTGCTGTAGGCCCCCGCATCTGGTCAATGGTTTACCAACAACAAGACGTTGCTGAAGATGCAATCTTCCACCCTGCTGCTGTACGCGGAAGCGTAAACGGTATGCGCCGCCCAGGACCACTGAACGGCAAGTCCGCTGGACACCCCGCCAACCCCGAAGGTTTCTACATCATTTGCGGACTTGACCCCGCTGCCGACCAAGACACGGCAGCGATTGCTATGGCAGTTGATAGGCAATCGGGTAAGCGTTACATTCTTGATGCTGTTCGTATGAGTGGTGCAACACCTTCAAAAATTTATGATCTTGTTACTTCTTGGACTGACAGGTATCGTCCTTCTGAGTGGGTTATTGAATCGAATGCTTTCCAGTTGTATTTGGTTCACGATGAAAATTTGAATAAGTATTTGAATACTCGTGGTTGTATTATTAAACCGCACTACACATCCCGTATCAACAAGTGGGATGATGGTTTTGGTGTGGCAAGTATGGCACCTTTGTTTGGCACCATTGAAACGGCTAGTGATAAGAACCGTGTTGCCCGTTCAATGGGTGATAACCAGATTGAGTTGCCACTGATTGAGGGCACTGAGGGTATGAAGGCCCTTGTTGAGCAGTTGGTTTCTTGGCAACCTAAGACCCGTAACAAAACTGACCTTGTTATGGCGTTGTGGTTTTGTGAGCTTTCAGCTAGAAACACTATTGGTCAGAACGCTAATGATCTTGGTTGGTTTACTAAGAATCCTTACTCCTCTCCCCGTCGAATGAGTCAACGGTCAGTTGTTGATTTGAATGAGTGGGCAAGTAGCCGAAATGAAATGGTGATGTGATGGCAGAAGATACGCCTATGGCGCAGTACGCGGATAATTCTATCCGCCGCCGTTTTGACGTATTGAAATCACGTTATGCTGAACGTGATGGTCGCATGAATAAGGTGGCTTCTGTTCGTGGTGGTAACTATGATGAAGCTTTTCCTGGTTTGTTTCCTAGTGACTGGCCTAAGCCCATTGTTTCAAACTTTATTGATACGGTTGCGCGTGACCTTTCTGAGGTGATCGCACCTTTGCCAACGTTTTCTTGTTCGCAAACTAACATGGTTGATGATAGTAAGCGTACTAAGGCTGAGAAGCGCACCATCATTGCTAACTGGTATGTGATGGCTTCTAAACTTGGTCGTGAAATGTATGCTGGTGCAGACCAGTACATTACTTATGGTTTTCTTCCTTTCCGTGTTGAACCCAATTTTAAGGATAAGCGTCCACATATTACGGTTGAAGATCCTATGGGTTCGTACCCAGAGTTTGATCGTTGGGGTAACTGTACTGCTTTTGCTAGGCGTTTCCTTAAACCCACTTCGGAACTTTGTGCCATGTTTCCTGAGTATGCTGATAAGATTCGTGGTAAGAATCCAAGCCAGGGTGTTATGTTTGGTACCACTGATACTATGCTTGAGGTTATTCGTTGGGTTGATGATGAGCAAGAAATCATGTTCATCCCTGAACGCTCCAATCTTCTTTTAGTTCAAACCCCTAACCCTTTGGGTCGTTGTCCTATTGTGGTTGCACGCAAACCTTCTTTTGATGGTCAGCAACGTGGACAGTTTGATGATGTGCTTTGGGTTCAGATGGCTAGAGCCAAGTTTGCTTTGCTTTCTTTGGAAGCTGCACACAAATCTGTTGAGGCCCCACTGTTTGTACCTTCGGACATTCAACACTTCCCTATCGGTGGGGATGCAATCATTCGTACCCGTGAACCGCAAAACGTTCGACGTGCCCCCATTGAAATGCCACAGTCTGCTTTTGCTCAAGCTCAGGCTTTGGATCAGGAAATGCGTAACGGTGCCCGTTACCCTGAGGGTCGTCAAGGAAACATTGATGCAAGTATCATCACTGGTCGTGGTGTGCAGGCTTTGATGGGTGGGTTTGATACCCAGATTAAAACAGCACAGGATGTGTTGGCCGATACTTTTGTTGAAATTATTCAAATGTGTTTTGAAATGGACACGCTTTACTGGCCAATGGAAACTAAAGAGATCAAGGGTCAGCAGAACGGAAACTCGTACACCATCAAGTATGTTCCCCAGCGCGACATTGGTACTGAGACTGGTGTTGAGGTCACTTACGGTTTGATGGCTGGTCTTGACCCGAACCGCGCACTGGTGTGGTCGTTGCAGGCTTTGGGTGCGGATCTTGTTTCCAAGTCGTTTGTTCGACGCAACTTGCCAAACTCAATGAATGTTAAAACTGAGGAAGAACTCATTGACATTGAGCGTTTGCGTGAAGCAGGGTTCCAGGGTGTTGCAGCTTATGTGCAGTCCATTCCTTCAATGGCGGCACAGGGCCAAGATCCTACTGATGTTGTTACTAAACTTGCAGCAATCATTGAGTCCCGTAAAAAGGGTACTCCTATTGAAACGGCAATCGCTGACGCTTTTGCCCCACCACCTTCCCCTCAGCCGGAAAACGGAGCCGCTGGTACGCAGATGCCTAACGAACTTGGCACTCCTGGCGCACCCGCCCCTGAGGGGACACCTTCTGGTATGCCACCTGGTATGCAAGAAACTGGTTTACCGCAAGGGGTTGCACCTGGTCAAGCAGGTATGGCTCCTGGTGGTCGGCCAGATATGCAAACCCTTTTAGCGGGTTTGTCCCAATCAGGCGCACCGAACCTTTCGGCAAGCGTCATTCGTCGCCAACCGGCGTAAGTAAAGAAAAGGAGTCAGCAAATGGCTGATTTTGGTAAGCAAGGCACTGCTGCGCCGGTTAATACAGCGCAGCCGATCAAGGCTGGTAATCCCATTGATTGGGAAAATGCCCCTACTCAAACCCATGGTACTACTGCCACTGGTGTTCAAGTTCCAGGTACGCCTAACAACGACAAGCACAAGGCTAAGTAATGGGAGCGATCAACCCACCCAGCAATGGCGCACCACGAGTAACTGGTGGTAACGCTGTACCGAAGCCCACTGTTACTACCAGTCCAACTGGTAGCCCAGTGTTGAGTGCTCATGCAGCACATCAGTTGCACGTTGTTCATATGGCCCATCTGGCACATTTGGCTCACACACCAAACGCAAAAACTATTTAAAAGTAGGTAAACGTAATGGCGCAACAAGGTGGATACCGCAAACCCACCAACCCTGCCCCCGTTTCAGGGCCAGGGTCACTATCGCAACGCACTGATGGTGGTCCTGGCCAACCTATTAGAGATGTACCTGCTGCCAATTATGGTGATCGACAGGAAATGCACAGTATTCAGGGTGGTGCAACTATGGCTCAAGATGGTATGCCATCAGGAAGCCCTGTGTTGCCTTCTAACGGCCCAGCGCAACCTTCTGCACCTGTTACCCCAATGACACCACCAACACCTCTTACAGACCCCACACAGCGTCCTGATGAACCGGTCACTGCTGGTGTTAACGCTGGTCCTGGGCCTGGTGCCCCAGCACAACCCTTGACAGCTGATGCTGATATTCAAAAACTTTTGCCTTATCTACCGTTGATTCAAGAACGAGCTAACTCGGCTGAATCTTCACAAACACTTCGAAACATTGTTATGTATTTGAAAGCGTACCAATAGTGGATTTCTTTGATCGGTTTGCACTTTACACTCAAGCAGTTGGGCTGCAAGATGTTTCTGCTGCATGGGATTTAGCTCATCTTCCAATGAACAATGATGATCATTACAAGTTAGCTTCTATTCTTGGTGGGTGGAGCAAACCATGAGTTTATGGGGAACAATTGTTTCAGCATCAAAAAATGCTGTTGAAAATTATGCCGGTTATCTTGGAAGTCCGGGTGTTGCTGATGGAACTGCTGGTCGTTTAACACCACTTAAAGCATCAGAATTTCCTCAATATGCAAATGAAGTTAGTTCAACTGTGAAAACAGCAATTGAACCAGTTATTAAAGCTGCTGCGTATCCTATTGGTGCCCTTGCTGCTGGTGCTGTAGCTAATGAAACCACGAACCCATATGCTTCAGCAGTTAACCCGCAGCGAGCTGCCACTTACTCGGCTCCACAAAATTATAATCCTCAAGCAATTCAAGAATCTGGTTTAGCAAATATTGGTGCATTAACTGATGTTGCAATGACACCGGTTCAATTAGTTCAGCATGGTTTAACAGCGGGAATGTTGGCAGCTGACTACGCTACCGGTGGTGGCCAATTAACTGATGCACATAAAACCCTTAAAGATGTGTGGAGTGCTTCACGTTACCTGTCACCAGGTCAAGAAGTTGTTGCTTCCGCTAATCGTTTTTTTGGTGATCAGGGTGCTTCTTCGCCCAGGGAACAAGTTAATCGAGCAATAGCAATGAATTCAGAATTAACTTATGTTGATGGTAACGGTATTCTGCAACATGGGTTTATGAATAACTATTTTGCCAACTTTATTTCTGGTACTACTGATGCTTCAACATATTTGCTTGATCCTTTAATCTGGGTTGGAAAAGGTGCATCAGTTTTTGCTGATCATAATTTTTATAGAACAGCAACAGGTTCTGACAAGAAAATTTTTGGAAAATTTAGTCCAGTTTGGTATCAGGCTCGTGCCCCTAAACTAGCCCAGGAAGCAAAAAATTTTGCTAGCGGTAATGCTAATTCTGGTATTGGTGCCCAATTACAAAATATCGTTGGTAAAGCAGCCGATGGTTCAGAAAGAATGAACCTTGCCCAAATCAGATCACTTGTTGGGGAAGATGGTTGGAAAGCAACAAACCCTGATGAACTTGCTGGGGCAATGGACTTATTTATCAAGGTTGGTGGAACTGAAGCTGTCAATGCAACACCTCAACAACTTATTGGCCACCTTGTTGCTGCACAATTAGGTGATCAAACTTCAAGGGAATTTCTTCAAAGCAATGCCCAAATACTTACTGAAGCATTGCAACGCGCGGCCAATCCAATTGCTGAAGCACCTGCGGTAACAAAAGAACTATGGGATCAGTACTTGCTTGCTGATAAGGGAATGGCTAAAGCTTTAGGTGAATCTTCTGGTTTTGTTGGAACAGGTTTTAATCTTAGTCTTATTGGTGCTGAAATGGGGCCAAAAAATAAGTACCTTGCAAATATTTATGCGGATATGGCCAGGGTTAGGGGAGATATTTCCATTGGTGGAAAACCAAAAATTTTAGACAACCCAACAAGTTATGAAGCTTCACGTCAAAAAACAGATGGATCATGGGTTGTTGACAAATATCAAATATCACCACTTGCCAGAACGATTGCTATTGCCCGTCATGTGGGTCAAGTACGACCAGCTAACTTTATCGTTTTCAAGGGTACAAATATTGCTGATGGTGCAAAAGAAATTCAGGCAGCAGCTTACGATATTAAAGGTTGGACACCCGCTGAACGTTTGTCGTGGATGGAAAATTATCAACTTGCAATTACTGAAACTGAAAAAAGAGATTTTGCTCGCCAATTCAATGAGGCCAGGGTTCGATCAACTCTGCGTGATGAACTTGGTTACGAAGGTGAATCTTTAGATAATGCAGTTAATAAACTTCTTGGAAAGCAACAAGAAGTTGTTGATGCAACAAAACAAAATGGTTATTACATTGCAGATGATGGTGTAACTATTGTGCATGATGCACTTCTTCTTGCACAACTTGATGCTGGTTACCCTTTGCTTGATGTTTCATACATCAGAAAATTTCATAAGTATGATCCAATTGCTTTTAATGAACTTGGTGTTTTGGGTAAAGTTAATCGTGCATCCGGTGTTGCTGTTAACCGATCAATTGAAGCAACAAATTTTCTTATTGACAATTTGTGGAAACCTTCAATTCTTTTGCGTGGTGGTTTTGCTCCAAGAAACATTTCAGAATCATATGGTCGTCTAGCTGGCCTCGGTGTTTTAACACAAATGGCGGCACAGATTGGTCCAGAAGGAATGCACGCTTGGGCAAAGAATCGTCTTGCTGGTGTAAATTCTCTTTATGTTAATGCAAAACATGGTGTTAGTTTTGCAACTGATGCTGAAAAAATTGCAGCTAATGCACGGGTTGCAAACCCTGAATATTCAGCAACGGGTACTCTAAAAGTTGTTGAAAAAAATGGTCAACTTCGTCTTGTTCCAGAAGAAAAAAAAGGAACACCTGTTTTAACAATGAGTGATATGTACAACCCTGAACACGCAGCTGATGTTCGATCTGTTATTTCTGCTGAAAAAACAACTCAAAGGGCTTTAAGACCGGATGAAAAAGTTAATTCAGCAAAAATTACTTGGGGTGATCCAATTGATCCACCAGTTCTTGATGAAGCAGGTATTGCAGCTAACACTGTAAGTAGGCAACGTGCCGAAAAGCAACTTGATAAAAATCTTAAATACTATTTTGATTCTTATTCAAGAGATGTTCAACAAATTATTGGTGATCCTATTGCTAGGCGTTTAATTAAGGGCGAAGATCGAAACCAATTACTGAACTGGTTTACTTCAAGCAACCGTGATGCAGTTAACCTTAGAAAAAAATATGGTCTTGGTTACCATCTTGAACCAGGACAACAAGCAACTGTTGAACAAGCTGTTGACAAATTTTTAGAAATTGAACGACAGGTTCAAAAACATATTACTGGAACACCTGGAACAAAATGGTCTGGTTTGCCCCAGGAAATTATTGATCAATTGTTTTCTAAAACTTTTAGTGGTGAAGAATTTAGAAACATTATTCAAGACCCTGAACTTATTGGAACAATTCATGGTATTCGTGTTGAGGAAGTAGTTTCAAACAATACAGCAGTTGCTGCTTTGCAAAAAACTCGTAAAGTAACTGTTGATTATTTGTTTAAGAAAATTGGTTCTGATCTTGAAGATAGTCTTGTAAGACTTCCTTTCGGTGCAATGTCTTTCAGAAACAGGTCACAAGAAATTCTTAATGCTTTGCAAAAGCAAGGCACTGATGTAAGCAAATTGACTGAAGCTGAAGTTGCTGACTTAACCAGAACGGCTCGACTTGGCGCAGTTCAAGATGTTAAAAAATGGATTTATACTATTGATCGTTATTCTAATGGTGCTGATGCTTTAAGGGTTATGTCCCCATTCATTGCTGCATCAAATAATACTGTAAGAACTTGGGCTGCAATTATTGGTCGTAAACCGCAAACACTTGTTTATGCTTACGATCTTTTTCAAATGCCAGCAAAAACAGGTTTGATTGTGAACCTTGATACTGGTGATGTTAGCGGAAATAAACCAAATATTTTACCGATTTTTCCCAATGCGAAATATGGTGTTGTTTTACCTGTACCAAAATTTTTCAAAAAACTTATTGGTCTTGATGAAAGATTTGTTCTTGCACCACCGATCACTTCCTTCAACCTGGTACTTCAAGGTAACGTTCCTTTGTTGCCATCAACCGGCCCCACCATTGCACTTCCTTTTGCATGGTTTGCTAACAAAGAACCAAGTAATTTCATTGTTCAAGAATTAGGAAAATATATTTTTCCTTCAAATACTGAACGTGGATTTTTTCCGAAGAAAGCACAAATACCGCAGAATCCTTTCAAAGCTGTTATGCCGTCTTGGATCCGTCAATGGTTTAATTCCAATGATGAGTCTGGTACGACAAGGGCCAATGCAACATCTTTGATGCTCATCAATCAAATTGAGCAAAAAGTTAATTCAGGTCAAAGCCCTTATTTGACTCCACAGGACATTGCTGAAGTTGATAAAAAAGTTGATAAACTTTTTGTTGTAAAAATTCTTGGTTCAGTTTCTTTACCATTTTCAACAAACATTATTGACCCAAGGCAACAATTCCTTGTCAACAAGTATAGGGAATACGAGAAGCAAGGAACACTTGTTTCTTTAGACAAAGATCCGCAGTCACCAACTTTTGGTCAACAAACACAACTTGATGCAACCACAAGATTTATAAATGATTTTTCACCTTGGCTTGGATCAAAAAATACAGCAGCTGCGTACACATTTTCTGTTACCCAAAACAATGCAGGAATTAATCCAACATTGTTTGCCCAAAAGAAACTTGATTCTTACCCTAAGGATTTTATTTTAGAGATTGCTCGATCAAATCCTAAACTTATTGGTTTGCTTGTTAATGATCCTAGTGGCAAACAAGATTTTAATTCAGCTGTTTATAATTGGCAAATTCAAAACAAGATACCTGGAACAATTGAGTCTTATCGTGGTAATCGTTCAGCTGCTGATGCTATTGATCAAACACAGGTTGAGGAAGGTTATAGGCAATATATTCAGCAACGTCAAAGAGTTCAGGCTTTGTTGAATGAAAACAATTTAACTTCCATCACTCAATGGCCAGCTTTGAATGAGGGTTTCAAAAGTTTTGTTGCCAGTCTTAAAGCAGAAAACCCTGCGTTTAGAAACGATATTAATTTTGGTGGTAGCAAAAATTATCCTAATACAATTCAGGGTTTACAAACAATCATTTCTAACCCAAGTGTTCAATCTGAATCAAATAAAAATCCTAATGCAGCGATACCTGTTAAACAACTTCAACAGTACATTGAACAAAGGCAAAAAATTGTTGATGCTTTGCCATCAAATTATAATGCTGGTGTTCTTGATTCTTCCCAAAAATATGGTGCGTTAGATGATGCTTGGAATGCTTTTGTTAGTGGTTTGATTAATGAAAATCCAAGGTTTGGTGAAATTTATTATCGGCAACTTGACGGAGAATTTTCTCGTCTTGAAAATATTGGGACGGCGGTTAACTAATGGCAGCTACTGATTCAATACAACAAGCTATAGATGCAGGATTTTCACCAACAAATTCAGATCAACTTATTTTTACAGTTGGTCAAACAAATTATGGGCCAAACGGTAAACCCATTAACCCAATAACAGCTGGACAAGTTACCGGTTACCTGTACACGTTGCAAGCAACCAATCCAATTGAATACCAAAAGATTGTTAACCGTATGGCATCTTCTGGTCTTGATGTTAGTGATCCTCAAACTGTTCAAAAAAATTGGGAAAAGGCTGTTGGTGCAGCAACAAAAGCCTACGCTTCTGGTTACTACAAACTTGATCCTTTTTCCGCCATTGATCTTATCGGTTCAACCACAGCAAAAAATCCACAAATTAGTGTAACAAACACTAACAATGTTCAAAAGAATTTAACAATTAGCACTGGTGAAGAAGCCAAAGGAGCCTTGACTAATGCTGCCCAACAGTTGCTTGGTCGAGATCCAACAGCTAAAGAGATTAAACTTTTTACTAATGCTTTGAACAATATGGAAAAGGCTAACCCTAGTTATACGAGTACCACTGGTCAGGAAGTTTCAAATCCTGGTAGTTCACAACTTGCTAATGTTAATGGTTCAATTGCTCAAATTGATACTGGTAATAGGAATTCTACAAGTTCTTCTACCACTACTGGTGGTGTAAGTGCAACTGCTGCTAGCCAGTTTACTTCTGATTTTGCTAAGTCTGCTAAAGACTATGCTGAATATCAAACCGAAACTACATACATGGATGCGTTGATGAAAGCTATTCAAAGCCCGGTGAATGTGTAATGGCTGGAAGTAATGCTAATAGGGATGCGGTTGCGACCGCTTTGGCTGGTCAATCTGGTAGTAGTTCTATTGCGCCTGTTGATGATCCAAGTAGCGCAACTTATGGTGATTGGTGGATGAGTGATCCTACATCAACTTACGCAACTGGCCCTGCACAGCCCACAGCCCACCAAATTCATGCTAATCGTGTAGCACAACAACAAGCGGCACAATCATCTGCACCAGCAGTTGCTCCATCTACTGCTGGTACCACACCAACAACAACCAGAGATACTTTGAACCTTGCTGATGTTGGTTGGAATAAAGCAATTTTGACAACGTACCCTGAACTGGCTGCATTGTTTAGGCAAGGTGTTGCTGAAGGTTGGTCTCCAGAACATTTAACTGCACAAGTTCGAAACACCAAATGGTACAAAACTAACACAGAAACTTGGCGGTTAACCGAGATCAAAAGGTTAACTGACCCAAAGTCTTACGCCCAGGACTGGAACAGTGTTAAAAACGATTTGGTTGCACAGGCCGCACAACTTGGTGCAACGCTTACTGGTAACACTTTAACCAGGGCTGTTAACCAAGTTTACCGTTTCGGTCTTAAAGGTCAGGATGTAACAAAGCTTTTATCCAGTTATGTCACTGAGCATAATGGTGTAATGGGTGGTGCAGCTGGTACTGCACAACAAAATTTGCGTCAACTTGCACAACTTAATGGTGTGTCTTATAATGATGAATGGTATTCGACTGCTGCCCGTGGTGTTGTTGGTGGTACTAGAACAGCCCAAGATTATGAGAACGATATTAGGACGCAGGCCGCTTCGGCTTTTCCTGTTTATGCTGATCAGATTAAAGCTGGTCAAAACGTTTCGGACATTGCTTCCCCATACATTCAACGTATGAGTACGTTGCTTGAATTAAACCCAACTGATGTTAACTTGTTTGATCCGAATATTCGTGAAGCTTTGTCTGGTCGTAACCCTGACACGGGTAAGGCTCAGGCTAAGTCTTTGTGGCAGTTTGAGAATGATTTGCGTAAAGATCCACGTTGGCAGTACACAAACAATGCTCGTCAAACGACGGCTAGTGTTGCTAATTCGATTCTTCAGAAGTGGGGTTTAAGTGGCTGAGACTCCTCAAGTTCAAGCGTGGCTTGATTATTATGCTAAAAATAATGTTGTTGGTGATGCTGCAACTCAGTTGGCTTATGCTAGGTATAATGCTTCTCAAGGGAATGCTGTACCAACATCCACACCACCTACGACCACTACACCGACTACACCTGGTACTTCTGCAACGACTTTAACTAGCGATCAAAAGTCTGCTTTTGATCTTCTTAAAGATACGTTCACGCAATACGGTTTGAATGTTCCTGACTCATCAGGCCAATCACTTATTGATATTATCAATGGTTACATTCAGCAGGGTTACACTGATGCTGATACTGTTAATCTTAAACTTAAAGAAACCAGCCAGTACAAAAATCGTTTTGCTGGTAATGAGGCACTTCGAGCAGCCGGTCAAAATGTGTTGTCTGAGGGTCAGTACATAGCAACCGAAGATCAGATGCGTCAAAACCTTAGACAATATGGCATCACTTCTGATCAGTTCATGAGCCAAAGTTACCTTGCTAAAATTATTGGTGCAGGTGTTTCGGCTAATGAAGTTAATGATAGGGCTAAGGCCGCATCAGATTTTGTTTCTTCCACACCACAATCCGTTAGGGATCAGTACCTGAAACTGTATGGTGTTGACTCTGGGCACCTCACTGAAGCTTTCCTTGATCCTAAAGTTGCTGAACCTGTTATCAATAACCAGATCCGCAAGGCTACGGTTCTTGGTGCAGCCCAAGATCAGGGGTTGGGTAACAAGGTTAGTGGTTCTTTGGCACAAGAAATTGGCAACGTTAACCCGAATGTTAGTTACGCTCAAGCTGCTTCAGGGTTTGCTCAAGCTTCTGAGAATGCTCAACGTGGGGACACTTTGTCAAAGATTTATGGTGGTGACCCGTATGGTATTGAACAGGCAGCGTCTGAACAGTTCAATACTGCTGGTGCTGCTGCCGCCACTGCCCGTAAGAAGATGTTGGCCAGTCAGGAACGTGCATCGTTCTCTGGTACTTCAGGTATCAGGGCTGGTTCTTTGGCACAAGACCAAAAAGCTTTGTACTAAAGCGGATAACACTGATCTTCCCCTATCAGTGTTACCCGCTTCTTAAACATAATGTATCAGATCGCTAGGCGTGGTGCAAACCCCTAGCCCATTAAACCTCTCGCAGACCGACCGGCCCTGTGGAGCGTCATAAGCCCGGTAGTAACAGCCAGTCACCTATTCCCCTGTGGTGGTTGCGGGTTACGGAAACTACAACAAGTAAGGGAGACGTTGCGATGAGCAACAACGAATGGGATAACTACGACGATGATCTCGGAGAGCAGGGCGAAGGCCCTAAGGCTTTACGGGATGCTTTGAAGAAGGAACAGAAGGAACGTAAGCAGTTGGAAGAACAACTTGCCACGCTCCAGAAGTCTTCTCGTGAGCGAACTGTCAAGGAAGTCCTGAATAGTAACGGTATCAATCCTGCTATTGCTAAGTTCATTCCATCAGATGTTGATAATGAATCGTCTGTTAATGAGTGGCTTGTGGAAAACGCAGCCATTTTTAACATTAACCTTGGCGGATCAAATGAGGCTGTACCGGCTCAAACCGGTTCGAACCCTTTTGATTTGTCGGGTACGGTCACACCAGCAGTTGGGGTGAGCCAACAACAGGTTGACGCTTTTACGACCATCAACCAAACATCTCAAGGCGCAGTCCCTATGACTTCAGAAGCGCAGGCTTTGGCAGCTATCCAAAATGCTACAAGCCCTGAAGAACTGACTCGCCTTCTAATGGGCGGATGATGTTTTAACCCATCCAATGTCTGTTCGAAAGGTTGTGAAGATCCGTGGCTAATACCTATACGGGTACAAGTACCATCACAAACCAGACTGGTATCACTAACCTAGTCACAACTGCTTATGACAAGTATGTTGAGTTCGCTTTGCGTTCACAGCCCATGTTCCGCATGGCTGCAACGAAGCGTCCGGTTGATGTGACCAGTCCTGGTTCGTCCGTGGTGTTTCAAAAGTATGTTGACCTGAGTGCGGCTACCACTGCGTTGACTGAAAACGTTGACCCAGATGCTGTTGCTTTGTCCAACACTACTCAGGTTACTGTGACTCTTAACGAGTATGGTAATGCTGTTATTCCTACTGCCAAGTTGCAGTTCGAATCTTTGTCCGATGTTGATCCTGCTATTGCCAACATCATTGCGTACAACCAGGCTGACACGCTTGACCAGTTGGTTCGTACTGTTCTTGTTGGTGGAACTAACGTGATTTACTCTAACGCTGGTGCTGTTCGTACCAGTGGTAACGGTACAACGTTGACTTCGTCTGACACGTTCTCCTCAAAGCTTGTGCGTTACTCGGTTGCTAAGTTGCGTGGCGGTAACGCTTTGCCTTTGGCTAACGGTTTGTACGCTTGCTACATTCACCCTGACGTTTCGCACGACCTTCGTGCTGAGTCGGGTAATGCTGCGTGGCGTTCACCGCACGAGTATTCTGGTGCTTCCGACATTTGGAACGCTGTCCTTGGTACTTACGAGGGTTGTTTCTTCATTGAATCACCTCGTACTTATGTTGCCACTGATGGTGCTTCATCTGCTAAGGATCACCGCACGTTGTTCTTGGGTCAGCAGGCTCTTGCTGAGGCTGTTGCCTACGAACCACAGGTTGTTGTTGGGCCTGTGACTGACAAGTTGATGCGTTTCCGTCCGATCGGCTGGAAGGCTTTGATCGGTTGGGCACGTTTCCGCGAGGAAAGTTTGTACCGCGTTGAAAGTGGTACGAGCATCTAGTTTGTTTTAACAATCATCTTTTGGTGGTTGTCCTTTGTTCCTCATCATATTGTGGGTGGGGGGCATTGGACGGTTCCCAAGGAATCGTTTTGAAAGGAATTTGTTTCAATGTCTGATCCGAATGAAATGCAAGTTATTGCTTCTATTATTGCTGAGGCAACTATGGAAGTTATTCCCGCTGCACTATCTACTGAAAATGAGGAATCGTAATGGCTGTTGGTCTTAGTGCGGCTAATGTCGCCAACAAACTTTTGGCTGTGCTTGGCCAAACTGGTACCACTTTTACTGCCGAAAACATGAAGGTTCAGATTCATACTGCTGATCCGGGTTCTGCTGGTACTACTGCTGTTTCTACAGGTAATGCAACTAAGCAAACTTTAACTTTTGGCACCGCTCCTTCGGGTGGTTCAATGTCTATCACTGCTTCACCTACTGCTTGGTCTATTACTCTCAGTGGTTCAACTACTGAAAATATTACGCACATTAGTCTTTGGGGTGCCACTAGTGGTAACTTCTTGTGGTCTATTGCTTTGGCCAGTCCCAAGACTGTTGGCAATGGTGACTCGCTCCAGCTGACATCGTTGACGCTGGCTCTTACACCTATTGCAGCGTAGTTATGGCGGCGAACTTCGGTGAGGCTTTTGAGGCTGTGAAGGTCGCGCTGACTAATGCCGGTGACACTGACGCAGACGCTCATGCGTCACTGGCGTTGATTGCTGCCGAGGATTATTTTGCTGGCGTTGTCCCTGATGCACCACGTCCGGCTGAGTTCTTTGCTGACCTAATGGTGAAGATCAAGGATTTGCAAGCGGCTCGCGCTGCACAACAACAACCGTAGGAAGGGTAGGAACTGATGGCTGCACCTACCCCGAATGCTGTTTACAACATTGCTGATTCGTCGCTTCTATTCAACACGTGGTACAGCGTGGCCAGTGGCAAGGCTTTGTTCGTTGTTGCGAATACTAACCTTGGTTCCGTTTCAGCCCCAACGGGTTGGACGTTGGCCCGCACCGGATCCAACTTCAAACTGTTTACGCGCACAGCTAATGGAACCTCAACCGATAACTTTGGTAATGCGTTCTGGGGTACGGGGCTAGTTTTTGATTCTGGGGTGACTGAGGATTACACATCAGGAACATGGGATAGTGCTTCAAGTGTTGCTCCTGCCCCTAATGGTGGTTCAGCGTTGTCAAGTTCAACGGATGAACTCGTTGTAGTTGGAATTAACCATACGGTTAGTGCATGGGTTGATGGCAACGAACAAGAAACGGATGCGACACCGGCAACCACTGCAGGGTTCACCGCTGGAACATCGGCGCAAAAACATAGTTACGATGGCCCTTACGATTTTTATGGCGTTTTCAGTTACTGGTATGTGGATGATTACGCAGTCCAAACACAATACAAAGCGTTAAGCACTACCACTCCAGGTGGCACATCTTGGGATTCTTATTTTACTGGTTATGACGACACTAGTGGTGTAGCAAGTTATTATGGTTACCGTCAAGCACCAACAGACGATTTCTATTCAGCCTCACTCGCGTTCAAGGCCGCATCCTCAGGCACCGCTTACACCGCGTCCGCAACAGGTACCGCAACAGCAAGTGGTACCGCTTCCCTAACCAAGTCCCTGACAGTCTCAGCGACGGGAACCGAAACCGCAACCGGTACGGGTGCGGTCACTTACACCGCGAACAGCACCGCGTCCTCAAGCATTACTGCGAACGGTACAGCTGCCGGAACTAAGACGGTCAGCATCGACGCGACCTCAACGATTACCGGTACTGGTACAGCGGACACAACACAAACATCTGTTTCAAACAAAACAATTTTTGTTAATCGTGCAACTGTTTCACCAAACGTTTCAGTAACAATGACACACACCAAAAGATTACAAACCACAGGAACCGTTACTGGAACTGGAACGGCTGAAGCAACAATCAAATACAAGTACACAACTTCAGCATCAGGTAATGTCAACGCCCTTGGTTACGCTAACTTGACAGCAACAACGTTGACAACAATTACCGCATCAGATGTTGTAACAGCAACAGGTTCAGCAACACTTGGAATTACCGCGTACTACCTGCTCAGCCCGATCAGGGAAATAGCACCACTAAGTTACGATCCTTATGCAGAAATCGTTGGGTACAGGTTGGCCAAAACTGTGGTTAAAAAAGATGGTGTTTGGTTAACAGTACAGAACAGGCGTAAAAGTTATTTGGATAGTTGCACCGTTGTCCTATATGGCGGTCACGAAAACAGGGTTACTGCTTCACAGAAAACCGAACTTGAGGCAGCCGGTTACACAGTTGAGACAAGGATCATTTAATAATGGGTAAGGATTGCCGGTCAGGTTGTAAAACAAAAGACCACAACTCTTGGATTGAGTGCGCACAGGATGCAAACATTCGTGTTGCTTACGCCAATTCAGCAAACAACCAGGATTACACGGCACAAAAAAAGGTTGATCGTGAACTTGATGCTTACAAGTCTGCGCGTGCTGAGGGTATCCAACCTGCTGGTACCCGCATGGCACAGGTTGAGCAAGCTCGTCGAATTAGTGATTCCACTGGTTCAGCATTTCAGGGAGTATAAATGGCATACACGTTGGATGATGTGATTGAGGCCACTCAGGCTTTGCTTCACGGTCACACTGGTCAAGATGAGCAACTAACTTATTTGACGACTGATATCACTTCAACTTCAACCAGTTTGCAACTTGGTTCAGTTGAGGGTTTGCGTCGTGGAATCATTGAGATTGAAGATGAGTTGTTGTGGGTTGATTCGGTGGATACAATTTCTAAAACTGTTACCATTGCACCTTTCGGTAGGGGTTACCGTGGTACCACAGCAGCAGCCCATGTTGCGAACCTTGTCCCTGTCAAAATGAATCCTTTGCTCCCACGTTACCGTGTTCGACAGGCAATCAATGAAACAATTAATGCTGTCAGTGGTGACTTGTTTGGTGTTTCAAATAACACCATTGAATTCAATTCTGGTCAGGTTGCTTACGAACTTCCGCTCCCAGAGTTTGGTGAAATCCTTGACATTATTTCTTTGGCTTGGAATACGGAGAACACTACTGAAGCTTGGATCCCTGTTCGCCGTTGGCGTTACAGTGTTCAATCTAACTTAACCTATTTCCCTTCAGGTCACTCAGTTGAAATCTTTGACCCGATCCGTAACGGTGTTGATGTGAACGTTGTTTACACAACCAGTCCACAACCGTTCCCCATTGATGCTGACGGTTCAAACCCTTTCAGTGAAACAACGTTACCAGAATCTTGTTTTGATGTGGTCACTTACGGTGCCGCTGCACGTTTAGCTTGGGCTATTGAGGGTGGTCGAAACAACCAGACTGGTGTTTCTTCTAATGTTCTTGCTGATGGTTACGGTTCTAACTGGAGACAATCAGCAAGTGCTATCGCTAAAGAACTTTACGCTTTCCACCAGGCACGTCTTGAAAATGAACGCGATCTGCTTCTCCGCAACACCCAACCTGTTATCAATTTCCAAAGGTGATGATGTAAATGCCGACACCAACCCGTCGTTACTATTCTTCCACTGCTGTTGCAGCAACATTGTCAGCAAGCATTACTAACAGTGCAACGTCTGTTGTTGTTAGTACTGTTACTGGTTGGCCTTCTTCGTTTCCTTACACTGCAATCATTGGTGAGGATACTGCGGTTGAGGAACTGGTTACGGTTACTGCTGCTGCTGGTACTACTTTAACTATTACTCGTGGTGTTGGTGGTACTTCGGCGCAGGCGCATTCGACTGGTGAAACGATCCGTCATGGTGTTTATGCCCAAGATTTTGAGGATGGTTCAGCTCACTTTGCTGCTTCTACTGCTGTGCATGGTGTTGCTGGTTCTGTAGTTGGTACAACAGACACTCAAACTTTGACCAATAAAACTATCAGTGGTTCAGCAAACACAATTACCGGTTTGTCTGGTACAAATCTTGGTTTGTCTGGTGCAGCGGTTGGCACAACTGATACCCAGACTTTGACTAACAAAACTATTACTGGTGGAACTGTTAACCCAACTACCCTTCAGCAGGGTGGGGTGCAAGCAGCAACAATCAGTGATACCCAGACTTTGACTAACAAAACCATTAGTGGTTCTTCTAACACTTTTAGTGCTATTCCTTATTCAGCGGTTGCCCAAACGGCTTGGACTTCTTGGACACCAACACTTACCGGTATTGGTGGTACACCGACTGCTGTTGGTAGGTATGTTCGCATTGGTGATGTGATCCATTTTAGAATGACTCTTAGTAGTTGGAACACCACATCAACTACAGCATATTTTTCTTTACCAGTTACCCCATCTTATTCATCTGTTGGAATCTATGATGCAACAGATGTTTCTGGAAACAAACATTATGGTTCCCTACAAATCAATACAACCGGTAGGGCAATACCAAATGTTGAAGGAGATCAATACCCTCTCGGTTACACTTCTGCTTTGGCGTACACTTTTATTTGTAGCGGTACTTACGAGGTTGCATAATGGCAACTTTTGACGTAACAGACGAACCAGTATTTCACCTTGGTGTTGAAGCTGCTGTAGCAGCATACCAAGCAAACAACTTTGGTTACGATTTTGCCATCGGTGAATCAGCGTTCCTTAACGCCATTTCAAGAAACAACCCTTACCGACGTGGCCTTAGCGACATTCGCAAACAACAATACGACACCAGTAACAATCCTGGTGAACAATCTTTGAACGGTTACTGGTTAAGATCCCAACAAGATTTTACTGGTGGTGCAGGTATCACTTTTATGGAACCATCAAACGATGATTTCCAAATGAAACGGTTTGCTTCATCAAACGGTGTTGATTGTTGGACTCGTGGCAAACTAACTTTGTTGAAGAAAACAAGTTCGACCCGAACGTTAACAAGTTCTTCTTCGACTGTTTGCACAGCTTCATCGGGTACAGATAACTACATTATTTCTGGTGATGCTGGTTATGTGTACCGTAACGGTGCAGCAAGTGGCACCATCACGGGTTGGAACCACACACCTACTGGTTGGGTTACTTCCCTTGGTGACAAGATCATTGCTTCAACCTATACGGGAACAACTGGTTACGTTGAATATTTGGATGCACCATTCACTGGCACACCAACAGTTATTCTAAACAATGCAGCCAACCAACCTAACACTAAAACGTGGTGGGTTAAGCAACGCATCATGGTTGGTTCATCCCATGACCTTTACGCAACACCTTTTACCACCAGTTCAACAACCTTTACTGCAATTCCTTGGCATTACATCCACCCAATAACAACATGGGAATGGGTTTCTTGTGTTGATACACCTGGTGCGATCCTTGCAGCGGGTTACGCAGGTAACAGGTCAGCCATTTACAAACTTATTTTGCAGGACGATGGTGACCTTCCAACGTTAAGTCAAGCTTCTGTTGCTGCTGAACTTCCTTATGGTGAGATTGTTACTGGTATGTTTTCTTACCTTGGTTCTTATGTTGTGATCGGCACCAATAAGGGTGTTCGTATTGCTGAGGTTGATAACAGTGGCAACCTTGCGTACGGCCCGTTGTCTTTTGTTAGCACCACCACAACAAGTATCACTGGTTTTTCTGGTAAAGACCGTTTTGTTTTTGTTGGTGTTGGTAACGAACTTGATGGTAATGCTGGTTTGATTCGTTTCGATCTTTCATCAAGCGATGGTAATGGTCGTTACGCTTGGGCTAACGACTTGGATTCTGGTACCACTGGCAGGGTGAATTCGGTTGCCACCTATGGTAATCAAATTGTTTTCACTAACACTAATCTTTATACTGAGTCTGCCACGGACTATGTGACCACAGGTTATTTAACAACGGGTCAAGTTCGTTACGGTACCCTTGAGCAAAAGAATTTCAGGTCGTTCCGTATTCGTGGTGATGTTAGTTATGGTTCGGTCAATGTTGGTTCAGTTCAGTACGGCCAGCAAGGTGTACCAATGTTTACTTATGATTCTAATGTGGACATCAATCAGGATATTGCTATCACTTACCCAACTGAATTGTTGCGTGAATCCCTTGGTTTGAAGTTTACTTTAACTAGGGGAACAGCTTCCCAAACACCTGTTATTACTGGTTGGCAGATGAAAGCGATGCCAGGTTCCCCTAGGCTTTTGTTGTTGAAGATTCCTTTGATGTGTTTCGATCATGAAACTGATCGGGCTGGTGCAGCTCGTGGCTATGATGGTTACGCTTATGACCGTTTGGTTGCTTTGCAGTCTGCTTGTGTTGATGGTTCTGTTTTGGTGTATCAGGATTTGCGTACGGGTGAACGGCTTCCGATCACTGTTCAAGATGTTGCTTTCACCCAGGAACAGGGCAATGGCCAGTCTGGGTTTGATAATTTTGGTGGCATCATTGAGGTTACGGTTCAATCGGTATGAGCGTGCCTAAGGATGTTCAGCGTGCCGTTGGTATTTTGGCGGTTGCTGGTGAGCGTTCTGAGGATGTTCGTGAGGTTCGACGGTTGTTGGCTTTGCCTGATAGTGATTTGTTTGATGAGCCTTTGGAGCAAAGGTTGCGGGGGTTTCAGCACGTTGCGGGTCTTGTGCCTAATGGTTGGTTAACGGAGTTGACTTATCACAGGTTGAGAAACGTCAAGGGTGTATCGGTTGATAGGGGTGAAGCGACCTTGACAGCAGCAATGCTTGGTTCGGTGGTTAGTGGGTCACCTTTGTTTGTGGCTTTGGCCAGCAGTGAGAACCTTACTAATGGCACAGCGTTTATTATTTCGTTGTTTGTTGGTTTGATCACCATTGGTTTGGGGGCTGGAAAGATTTATAAAGCTTGGAAGGATGGGGTTGAGGCTGACATTCTTCACATTGAGAATGAGAAACGTCACGCCCAAATTTTGCAGGACTTGTGTGATAAGTTTGAGAATGTCATTGAGCAGGTGGAGCGCATTGAGTTGCGTCAACTAACTGTGAAAATGCAAATCGATAACCTAATTAAAGATAAGGGTACAGAATGAATCAGATTGTCCGTTCGGCTGGAACAACTTTTGTTACCGCTTTCATTGCGCTTATTCCTTTGAGTGCTTTGGCTTCCCGCGATTTTGGTTGGTTGCAGTCAGCACTTATTGCTGCAGCTTTGACAACTATTCGTACAGTTGTTGCCTACCTTGACCCGAACAACACTTCGTTTGGTTTGGGTTCCACCCCCGCTGTTGCTGACACCACGCAGGTGGATGCACCTACCCAAGGATAATTTATGGTTTGGCATCTTGCACCTTCCCTTGTTCAGTTTCGTAATGAAGTTAACCGTAAGTGGCCTAACCGTCCTAAGGGTTCCGATGGAACCATTGGTGATACTGCCCATGCCGCTAGGGTTAGTGATCATAACCCGAATATTCGTAATTCGGTGAACGCTATTGATATTACTTATCCTGGTGTGAACCCTAATGTGATCATTAAGGCTGTGTCTAAGCACCCGTCAGCGAACTATGTGATTTTTAATCGCAAGATTTATTCACGCTCTGGTGGGTGGAAGGCTGAACCTTATTCGGGTATCAGTCCTCACACGGAACATCTTCATGTTTCTATTTTGCAGTCTGCGAAAGCTGAACAGGACACGACTCCTTGGTTCACTGGTGCCACTAAGCCTGTGAGGAAGTCCACGTTCCCGTTGCCACGCACCCATGCTTTTGGTAGGGGTGTTACGCAAACGGTTCATAATGGTTCTCGAAATAGTGAGGATCGTTCTGATGTGCGTAAGATTCAAACTTTTTTGGGTGTGTTGTCTGATGGTATCTTTGGTCAGGCCACTGAGAAGAAGGTTAAGTTGTGGCAACTTAAACGTTTGATTCCCATGACTGGTCGTGTGTCGGCCCGTGAATGGGATCGTATGGGGCTGTAAGCCCGTTAGAAAGCCTGAACCCCCTTGTCTGGTGTAATCCACTAGGCAGGGGGGTTTCTTTCGTTACAGGGCATCCTCAGGCTTCTGAGAGGGTATCCTCATTTTGCCATAAGGTAGGCCATGACTTCGGGGTTGTTCCGAATTGTGGCCAGCAAAGGGCCAGTCATGGAAGCAACAGCCATTTCCTCGGCCTCAGACTCAATGTTCGGGTCAGAGGATCGGATGGCTGCGTGCAAGATTTCGTGCAACAAAGTTACTCGTGCGTAATCCTCAGACTTTCCAGGGTCAACAGCGATCGTCATTGAGGAAAGATCACAAGAACCACAAGCATCCCCATTGGGATGAAAGCTTAGAACAGCAGCTTTAGACCATTTGATTTGCCAGGTGTATGGGGAAACTAGGACTGTGTTGGGCCGCTTGGTGGTTGATGATCTAGGCACAGGGGAATTTCCTCTCCATCGAAATTAACAAACCAGGCAGAAGCAGGTTTGTGACAGGCAGTACATGAAACAAGTTCACTCATTAAAACTCCTAGTAATAATTACGAAATAAAGTTCAACGGTGATCACTGGCCCAGGTGGTTCGGTTTTCACGCGGAGCACTTCAGCAGCCGGCTCATGCGCCCCACTCCTTGACCAAAAACTTTGAGCAAGAACGTGCATCTCGTACTTCGCGCGCAAGTTCGCACAGCAGGCCAGCGGCGGCGATGTTGACTTTGTACACTTTGGTGGAACCTTCGCCGCGTGGGATGTGGATCAGGATCGCGGTGGATCTGTCAGCGCCGAGTGGTGTGGTCTCGCCGGTCTTGATGTTGTAAAGCTCGGCGCCGGCGTAACAAGCCAACTGGATGGCGGTGGATAGTGGGCGCAAAAACCCCGTCTCCTTATCGCCGACGAGCTGGCGACCTTGTCCGTCGATGTAAAGGTGATCTAGTGTGCCGGCAACTCCGAGCTCGTGGTTGACCACGAACTGCTCAGTGGCACTAACCACAAGGCCGGCATCTTGGATGGCGCGGTGGATCGCGGTGCCATAGTCGGCCTTGATGTTGAGCAGGGAAGCATCGACGGCGCGCTCCACGACCTCGTTCAAGCCAGGATCGGTGTATTCCATGCCCACGATCAGGTCGGCCAACTCACGGCGTGCAGCCAAACCGAGGGCGACGTGCTTGGATTTCCATGTGGCCAGCTCGCCACCATCGTCCAAGGTTGAAGCGAAGGTGGAGATGCGCGTGTAAGCCTGCACCTTGCCCGTGGACGGGTTGAGGATTTTGGGTCGGCCCCAGCCGTCGCGCTCGATGTCAGCGTCCACACTCACAAAGCCGTCGTCGTCGCTCATGACGTTCCCTCTTCCTTTTCGATGAGAAACTTGGTCAGGGTGATCAGGGGAATTTCCTCTCCATCGAAATTAACAAACCAGGCAGTACATGAAACAAGTTCATTCATTAAAACTCCTAGTAATAATTACGAAGTAAAGTAACCAAAAAACAACTGTTAGTAACTTAGACCAGCCCTTAAAGGCTGGTCTTTTACTGTTTAGTAATACTATTTTTTTTATTGTAATCACACCAATCGGATCACGTCAAATCGGGGGTGACTTGCGTCACCTTCACAAAGGCACTATGGTTACCAACATGACAACACCAACCGATGATGCAATCAACGCCAACCCTTGGCCGGACGACTACGATCCTTTGTCCGCTGAGAACCTTGAAGCCCTTGATCCGCCTGTCACTTTCCTTGGTGACACGGAAAAGGAATTATCCAACCCGACACCAACGATGGCATTTCTTCGAGCTGTTCTGCTCAGTGAAGATTCACCGTTCTATGTTTCTGGTGAAGGAGTTGACAGGGAGCAACTAGACAACCTTGCCAAAGCCGCCGCATACGTTTGCACTTTCACAACCGCAAACGATATTGCTAACGCTGGACGCAAAATTGCAGGTGACTCCATTCGATCAGGCAACCCAACCAAAGCCAACCTTGGCAAAAGCGTTTCGGAAGCTTTGACTTCCATCGCAGAATCCATGCTCCCAAAGGAAACACAATGAGCAAAACATTGACCGGAACATACCAGGATTGGGATTACGAAATACAGATTGAATCTGTTGAAGATTCCTTTCCAAGGGTTATTGGTTTAAACCTTGCCCCATCCACGGACTCCAATGCAGACAGTGTCTTGACGGTACGTCTTTTCAGGGGATTTCCTCTTGCATCAATAGTTCGATCAGGTTTGGCTTCAGATTCAACCGAAGTACATGGCCTACTCAAACTACTGTTGGATTTGACTGGTGGTCGGGGGAAAGATAGCAAACCTCTTATTGCTGCCCTTGCTTACACGGTTGCGATTAAGCGTGGAAGTCGCAAACCAACCAGTGATACCGCCCATTTACTTGGGCTAACTGTTGGCGCGGTTCAAGCCCGACTTCAAAGGGCTAGGGATCGTGGGCTTCTTCATGAGGCTAACCAACCTGGTTTTTGTGGTGGGATTATTACCGATAAGGGTATGTCAGAAATCAAGTTGTTGGTTGGTGGTCAAGCATGAGTGTAGGTCACAGGTCTTACTCGCAAATAACATCATATTTGAACTGCCCCAAATCTTACCAACTCAGCAGGATTGTGAAGGTTCCCGAAACCCCAGCCTGGTATTTGGCCGCAGGTAGTGCCGTTCACGCTGGCCTTGAAGCCATCACCAAAGATCCTGAACAACGTGGTGAAGCATTACTCCCATTGTGGGCAACCTCATTCAGTGAAGAAATTGTTAAGCTTGAGGAACGTAGTGGCATTGATCGCAACACTTGGCGTACCGGTGGGCGTAAAAGCAAAGACAAACCAAACGCCGAAGATTACACCTTCTGGGTGGATGAAGGTTTACGTCAACTGCAAGTGTTTGCCAAATGGTTTGATGATCGAATTGATGAGGGCTGGTCGGTGCCATCCTTCGCCGGTAACCTTGCCTGCGAAATTGAACTGAACGTGGACTTTGGTGGTGTGGCCATCAAAGGTTACGCTGACTTGATGATGAACACACCAACCGGTGAACTTATGGTCATTGATCACAAGACTGGCGCAAGAACACCAGACACATTCCAACAACTAGCGTTGTATGCGTTCGCTATGGACAAACTTGGTTTGCCAACACCTGACTGTGGTGCTTTCTTCATGACCAGGAAGGGTGAACTGTCAGACCCAACAGGGTTCAGCCCAACTGATCTTGAATCTTTAACAGATACCATTGTTCAAGTTGACAAAGCCATTAAACTTGAATTGTTTCCAGCTCGTGTAACATCCATGTGTAAGGGTTGTGGTGTTGCCAACTATTGTGTCGCAGTGAACGGTAGTTTGGCTGATAAGTTTGATCCAATCAAAACAGAAAAGGAAGGAACCAAATGAGTAACGCTGAAGCACCAATTAGTTTCACCACCAAGATCGCAGGTGACCTATTCACCATTAGAGGAGACGACCCTGCGACCTTTTTAACACGGTTGGAAGCATTCAATATGTTCCCAACGGTTGCAAATTTCATTGCGCAATACAACGGTGAACAAGCCATACCCGCTGCAATCACGGACGCTTTCCCTGATGCAACAGTAGCAACCCCAAACACAGGTCAAGGCAACACAGGCATCCCAACGTGTGCCCACGGCCAACGTGTTCACCGCAAAGGCACATCACAAAAAGGCCCCTGGTCTGCATGGTTCTGCCCAACAGACAAGGACGACCCGAACAAGTGTAAGCCGGTGTTTGTGTAATGATTTGTACTCCTTGTACTTACAACAAGCATGAGGATTGCGATGATGTACTTCGACCAAAAGATCAGTACGATTCGTGCTTCTGTCAACACCAACCCCACGAGGACGGTAGATTCATTGAGCGACCAAGCGGGTTATTGGGAGATGGATGAGACCGTTGATTTTATTGAGCTGCTTGAAGATTTCCGTGACCAGGCGAGCTCACTTGCCACAAGATATGTTGATGGTTCACTTGGTTCCATGAAGATGCGCGTGTATTTGATGGGCATGAGTGATGCTTACGCTTCAATGATTGCTCTACTGGTTGATGGTGACCCGAATGTTGCTATGCAATCAAACGCTAAACAAATGATGGAACAAATTAGAAGGAGAATTCAAGATGGCCAAGGCCAAGAAGATTACCCAATCTGATAAGCGGTTAACGCTTAAAGGTTTAGAGTTCGAAACGGATTACCAGTTGGCTTCTGTTGCTGAGGAACTGGATTTGCTCAACGACATTGTTGACATTCTTTGGAACCAGTTGCACAACCTTGAGCAAGCTGTGTATGACAAGAAGCGTTGGTGGCGTAAGTGAACACACCAATTCGCAATGTTCGTATCAACGATGAGATTTGGGATGCCATTGTTGATCTTGCTAACGAGAAAAAAACGACAGCATCAAATGTTATCCGTCAAGCCCTTGTGACCTTTGTACAAACAGGTGGGCGGCCAGTTCCTAAACGCTGGTGGCATAAGGCATGAAGTCTTTAGCCCAAACCATCATGCTTAGTGGTGAGTCAGGCAGGCCACTGCCTGACTTGACACCAAGTTTGAAACAAGCAGGCGTGAGGCTTCGACGTGGACAAGTGACCATGATCGCGGCAGCACCAGGCAACATGAAAACTTTGCTTGCATTGTGGTATGTGGCACAGCACAACATTCCTACCCTGTTTTTTAGTGCAGACACGGATGCTTCCACCATTGTGAACCGTGTCGCGGCCATGTTGACAGGCGATCAGGTGGACATTGTTGAAGCTGGTATCAGTAATGGTGGGGCTGGTTACTATGTGGATCAGGTTACTGGTTTGCAAAACATTCGTTGGTGCTTTGACCCTTCACCCACGTTGGACGACATTGATCTTGAGACGATGGCGTTCACCGAAATGTGGGGTTGCCCACCAGAGATCATTGTTATTGATTCCCTCTACAATGTAGTGGCCGAACATTTGGATGAGTATGCCGGTATGCGTGAGATCAGTCGGGCATTGCACCACGTTGCCCGTTCAACGGAAGCAGGGATCATCCTGCTCCACCACGTCAGTGAGAACACGTCCAATCCTGGCGAATGCCCCCCGCGTAAAGCGATCCTTGGTAAAGTCTCGCAGCTCCCAGAAGTAATCCTCACCTTGGCTTACGATGAGATGGCTAGGGAACTTAAGGTTGCCACTGTTAAGAACCGTTCAGGGCCAGCCGATGCACAAGCCCGTAGCCATGTGTCCCTGTTTGTGGATGCACCACGGATGCAGATTCAGGACGCAATGGATTACCAATCTTCTTTATCTGCACCAGCGGTGCAACTGGCACCAGCACTTCAACAGTTTTGGGATAGTGTGGTATGAGTTCAGCGAACAAGCGTAAAGGAACCAAGTTTGAAACAGACCTTCTCGGTCACATTCGTGGCTGGGTGGGTATGGCACAGAATGGTTGGGCAGTGGAACGTACTGCCCAGACCGGTGCCAAGGATGAAGGCGATCTTCACATTGACCTTGGCCACACAGTACTGGTGCTTGAGGCTAAGGATGTTAAGACACCTGAGTGGGCCAACTGGTTACGCCAGGCAGAACTCGAAGCAGGAAACTGGTCTGAGGTTAGAGGGAACAGGGGCAGGGTGTTTGGTGTTGTTGTTCGTAAGATGAGGCAACGCAGCACCCTTGACGCTATGTGTGTGATCCCATTGCACCAACTATTGCATTTGATGAGTGGGCTAGATGAGCGTAATAACTAGTGTTCTAACCCATTACGGGTTTGACCGTGTACCAGATCACGGTGGAAACAAGTCCGTCAAATGTGCGTTTCACGGTGATAAGCACGCAAGTGCAACCGTGAACCCAGATAAAGGATTGTTTTACTGCTTCACCTGCGGCATCAAGGGTGATGCCATATCTATTGTTAGGGAACAGGAGTGTTGTGACTTCAATACTGCCGTCAGGCTTGTCGAAGAAATCACAGGAGAGGGCTACCAAAGCTTACGAGAAGCAGTTGTCCGAGAAGGCTCATTCTTATCTGCTAGAAAGGGGACTGGACGAGCAAGCCATAAGCAACTACCGGCTTGGAAGCGTGGAAGTGCCTGAACCAGGACATGAACCATACCAGGGGATGCTGTCTATTCCCTACCTAACCCCAACAGGGCCGGTGGGTTTCAAGTTTCGGTTTCTTGACGAACACAGGCAACCAAAGTACCTAGTGCCAGCGGGTCAAAGACCACACTTGTTCAATGTGCGTGCGTTTCACAACTCGGATACTGCCATTGCCATTTGTGAGGGTGAACTTGATGCCCTCGTTATGGATTCGGTGGTTGGTATTGCATCTGTTGGTGTTGCGGGTGTGGAAATGTGGAAGGATTACTTCACGCGCTGTTTTGAAGGCTTTGAGAATATATACATCATGGCTGATAATGATGTGAAGGAGAACGGCGAGAACCCTGGGCTGCGTTTGGCTAACAGGATCATTGACGCACTACCTTGGGCAAGGATTATTTACTTGCCAGCAGGTGAAGATTTGAATAGCACAGTGTTAAAGCAAGGGCCGCAGTACGTCTTGGACTTACTCAAGCCACCAGTTGATGAAGATGAACCACCCTTCTAATAACGAAAGGACGGATGATTGTGAGTGACTCGAACGGAATGGGAGCAGGTGCTGAACCTTCTCCGCGATCTTGGGTTTCAGGTAGTAAAATCGGATCAGCCAAGTGGCAAGGTTTTAGTTCAGGTACCACCAGTCCAAAGCTGAAACGTGAAGTTGACCCACACGAATGGAACATTCGAGAAGTCAGGGCAGTTCAGTCAAAGGTTTTGCGTGAAGCTGATGAGATTGTTAACGGTGATAGGCAAGACACTTACGGTCACCCGTTGGATAATCATGGTTGCACAGCAGAACTTTGGACTGCTTACCTGAACCGCAAATACGATCTTGATTTTGACCTTGATGCCAGGGATGTTTGTTTCCTGAACATCTTGCAAAAGATTAGTCGTGAAGCGAACCTTGAAAAGAAAGATAACTTGGTTGATATTGTTGGTTACATTGCCAACATTGAAATCATTGACGACATTTAACCCAACTACACAACGATTTGCCCTGCACCTGGGGGCTACTTAACGGAAGGCATCTGATGCCGGAAACAAACAAGCCACGCATCCTAATCACGGACATAGAGACCAGTCCAAACCTAGCTCACGTTTGGGGATTGTGGCAGCAGAACGTATCCTTATCGCAACTGATGGACACCACGTCCATGATCTCTTTCGCCGCTAAGTGGTACGGCGAGAGGAACGTAGAGTTTTATTCAGACCACCACGATGGTCATGCCAAAATGGTGAAGCAGGCGCATAGGTTGCTTGATGAGGCCGACATTGTTGTTACTTACAATGGTGTCACGTTTGATATCAAACATTTTCAGCGAGAATTTATTCTTGCTGGTATGAACCCGCCAAGCCCGTTCAGGAACGTGGACTTGCTCAAGGTGGTCAAGTCGCAATTCCGTTTCCCATCAAACAAGCTGCAACACGTTTCCGATCAATTGGGTATCGGACAAAAGACACCGCACACAGGGCACGATCTGTGGGTCAAGTGCATGGCTGGTGACGTGAAAGCCTGGGCGTTGATGAAAAAATACAATATCCAAGATGTTCGATTAACTGAGAAACTGTATGACCGGCTCGGTTCGTGGATCAAAGACCACCCATCGCATGAGCTTTACGGTGGGGCTGAGGGCTGTTGCCCTCGCTGTGGTGGCAGCAGGCTAACCAAACGTGGTCAGGCATACACCACCACTGCGGTGTATCAGAGATACCAGTGCCGTGACTGTGGTTCATGGTCTAAGGGTAAGTCTCAGCTTCGTGGTACTGAGATGCGTGGTGCAAAATGACCACCCATTTGCACCCAGACTATTTGCAGCACGCTTACCCTGTTGCTATCAGTCTTGCCCGAAAGTATTCGGGTTATGTTGAGGCTGATGATATTCGATCCGATCTGATTGAGTGGGGCTACCACAACCATAGGCGTGTTGATGAGTGGCTTAGCGTTGAAGATCCGAAAGTTCTTAAAACAAACATTTGGATTATGAACAAACGTATGCACAAACAAAGTGAACGATTTTGCCGGAAAATGAAAGCCCAATCATTAGGTTACCATCACACCGATGAATGGTTCTTCAACAAAGGTATCATTCGAGAACTGTTGCCCATTGTGTTTGATGGTTCGTGGCGTGAAACTTTGCGCGGTGAACCTGAGGGTGGCCGTAAACCACCACGGGAGCCAAGCACCGGTAACAATCTTCCTGCAATGGCAATAGATATTCTTAAAGCCATACCTAAACTGTCAACTGATCAGCAAGCAGCTTTGCAATTATTGTATGTGCATGAGATGCCTGAGGAACTTGCTGCAATAGACTTGCAAATAACTGTTCACGCGCTTAAGGCCCGTGTTGATCGTGCCATTGAAAGGATCATTGATCTTACTGGTGGTGAAACACCTTGGGATGGTATTGGTTCACGCAGGGTGATGTCTAACTCTCAGGCTGTGGTGCAAACCAGACGTGATGTTGAATAAGTAAAGACCCGCCAGCCGGTTAGGGTAGCTGACGGGTCTTGTACTTCCACCCCGTGCTCATTAGGGTGGTGTGCCGTTGGTTCACCAACGGGGGGGATGGTGAGTTCCGGCAACAATTAAACAATAGCATAGTTTATGACTGTTGCATAATTCGATTCATAATCCATTCAACGACAGGGACAGCGACAGCGTTGCCCATTTGCTTGTACCTGGACGAGTCAGCTTGATCGACAACAACGCCCTTCTTGTGATCTATGCGTTGCGCTGACCAGCCATCGGGGAATCCTTGCAGCCGTTCACATTCCATTGGTGTCAACCGGCGAACAATTGTTGGTAAAGCCACCGAGGGTGACTGCTGACTATGCTTTAATGTAGGAGAAATATTGTTAAACACTTGTGCATTTGAACCAAACTGTCTATCAAAAACATCAATACGTTGCGTGTTGGTCTCAACCATTGGTACGTTGTTGCCACCAGTACCCCATCGACTTATCACGGTCTGCATGGTTTGGCCTTCGGTGATACGAACATCGCCGACTCGTGTGCCGTCAATCATTAGGACAGTGGCACGAGATTCGCCGGTGTTGTCCATCCTGTTCAGCGTTGGGGTGACGTTGCTTTCCACCCAGGTCTCATCGTCTTGGTCGGTTTGTGCCCTACGTGAAGTCACGTAGGGCACAACGAGGTAGGTAGCATCCTTGTAATCGCGAGCCTTCAACGCTGACGCAGTGTCGTCTGGTTCGTAATCACCAAAACCTAACATCCTGAAACTATTGCTGTCAGTGCTTTGTGCAAGGTCTCCGGCAATGTCTTTCCCCTGCGCGTGGCCCGCCTCAAGATCCCTTCGGCCGCCCTCGGACTCAAACAATACTTGCTCAGCTCTGGTCGCATCGGCTCCAAGATGTCCGACAATGAAGACACGACGGCGACGTTGGGGGACTCCAAAGTTTTGCGCGTCCAAGATTCTCCAGGAGAAACTGTACCCGAGTTCAGCCAAACTCCCGATGACGATTCCCATGTCCCGTCCCCCTTTGGATGACAGCAAGCCTGGGACGTTTTCAAGGATGAACCACTGGGGATTGAACTCCCGCAGGATTCGCACAATTTCAAAGAAAAGCGACGACCTTTCGCCACCTTCGAGTCCTGCTTGCTTTCCTGCAATGGAGAGGTCTTGGCAGGGAAACCCGCCAGTGATAATTGTTGCCCTTGGGTCAAGTCCAAGTTCTCTGAGTTTGTCACCTGTTACCTCTTTCACATCGTTGATGAGGGTTGTGTTTGGGAAACGGTGTTTCAAAACACCTGCTGCTTGTGGATCAATTTCACACATGACACTTGGTTCAATACCTGCCCGTTCAGCTGCGATGTCAAAGCCACCTACACCTGCGAATAGGGAAACTAGTTTCATTTTTTTAACTCCCTAACAGTATTGGCAAAGTAGATTATTCCGTAGGCTAAGCATAGGACACCAAGCCCGTACTGTTTGGTGGCTACCGAGTACCAGCACCACAATACTTCCATGCCCAATAGTATTAGCCAGCCTTGCAAGGGTCGCTTCCCAGCAATCCATAGTCCGGTCATTGATCCGGCAGCAAGCGCAAACGACCAGCCCATCAGTACCACCTGTGATTCTGCCAGAACACCCAAGCTGAACACGGTGAACCATAACGATGTTTGATGTACGATAAACCTGCTCGAACCTGGGCCTTGTAATCGTTACCCGTCTTGGCTTTTAGCCCCAAGATTTGTGGGATGCCGTAGGCAGACGATGTGGGGTTGTCTGATGTGGGACTCCAGCCTGACTCGTGATCCCAAAGCATAATCAGGCAAGCCATCTGTGGCTCAACAGGAACCAATGTAAAGGCATAACGCCTAGCAGGCGAGGAAAGGTTAAGGATGCGGGTATAAGACCGTGAAACGGGCTTGTGTGCCCTCTGATGGTGTGTTGTGTGTGGTTTATGTGCTTCAGGTTGGGAAGATAACATGGTTTTAGGTAAAGATTGTAGCCTCACCTGATCCTCACGGTTCAACACAAGGATTTCACCAAGCAGCAACACCACAAGACCGGCACACAACAATAACAACCATGATGGAACGGTTTGATTTTCAGTCATTCCAACCAGCCAAATGTTTGACGGCCTCAACCGCATCACCGTAAGGGCCTACCTCGCGCTCGTCAGCCCACCAAGTTTCGGAGTTGTCGCGGTAAGAGAATAGACTCGCATACACTTGACCATCGTACTCAAACAACCAGGCAGTATCACCATCGGTTGTTTCAAACGTGACCTGCCCTTTGTCAATGGTAAAAGGTCTATCTTCTGGATCAAACACTTTGTTTAGCTGTTCAATGATTTCATTCTCTGTTGCACCCACGGTGGCCTCTCCTTCTTAGTTCGATACCACATTCTTTCAATGGATTTTAGTTGCACACCCATCTGGCGTGCAATATGTTCAGGACTTTCCTTCAAGGATAGCATGAACATGAACTCATCAAGACGTTCATCAGCTTTCATTTGTCACCAAGCACACCGTATGCCTGTGTCACCACCGTGTTCACATCATCGGTCAATGTTAGTAGTTTGTTCAAAACCCTCAACGGGCGTGAATAAGTTGAACCCGTGTTGATCAGTTCAGTCTGGTTCCAAGGTGTCAGACCAGCCCTGATGTTATGTTCACCGCCGTTTCGTAAAGCATCGGCTAAGCATTCATTCTGTACAGGGCAGCCAATACATATCGTGATGGCGTAAAGGTTTTCGATGGTCAGGTTATGGTCTTGTTTGCCAATGTCAGTATCCCACCAGGTTGGCTTCAGGCCACCACAGTCAGCAAAATCCCACCATTCCCTGTTGCTTTCACGGTGTCCCACATAGGGTTCAGGCATTGCAGCTCACACCCTCAAGCCAAAGCTCACTAGCATGAGCGCATACACGGATACCTGTTTGCAAATCAAGAACCTTGAACACCATTTCACTATTCCAGCGGGTGTTCCATTCATCGACCGATTCGATCATGACTTCCCGCACAGGTGTGGGACAGTCGTGCATCATTAGTTTCGCATTCATAGTCCTAACCTTTCATTGTTTCGATATCGGCCTAGTGCCGAACCCGATACCCGTAGCTTCCCCACTACGGGCACCAAGCAAAACCACTAGGATTAGTCAAACAAATAATGAATCACTATCGGCAACACCACGGCAAGCACTATGAACACCGCCGCGCCAAGGATGTCACCAAGCATCAGACTAAACTAGTCTTGTTTGCTGCAAACACAGCTGACAGTTTTAGGTGAGCCTCAATAGGGTTATCTGTATGTTGCCAGGACGGTAGTCGCCGGTCATATTCCGTTGTCATTAGGCCGTGGTGAAAGTGCCAACGATAAGCCTCGCCATCCTCACCCTGCCACTCGACGTGTGAACCTGTCTCAATGTATGGGGCTAATGTTTGAATAAAGATTCCCTCATCACCTGTCTTATCCTCATAACCCTCAATAGATAATCCACCCCATTCATCTTCTGATACATCAAAACCTAGCCGCTCGAGCACACTAGCCACGCTAGGCGCATTAGCCAGGTCAAAGTCGTTCATCCAACTGAACCACTTAGCACCCGCGCTCGACCCGCCAGATTTTAGATCATCCCGTGCATCAAGCTCACGCAACGCATCAAGCGCGGCCGGAAGATTCTCCGCCGGTATTACTGCATTACTGTATGTAATGTGAACGTAGTATCCCATTGTCCTAACCTTTCATTATGTATCTCTAGCCCTATGCTAGTGATCCAACCCGACATACCGGCATCGCAGCCGGTACATCAGGCAAGTTCGCTAGATTAGTCCACAATAGTTAGGCCATTGTGTGCCAGGTAGTCGCGGTGAATCTTCTTAGCCTCGCGCACGGGATACCCTTGATATGATCTAGTTTCAAGCCATACCATAGAGCCATCGGTGACGGTGCAGCTCAGGATCAGGACGTTCGAATAAGGTATTCTTTCATGCGTAATCATGTATTACCCCTAACCATTGTTAATTAGCACCGGCTATCGGCACTAGGCGACACCCTAACCTACCGGCTAGGGCATCACCTGGCAGCGACACCCTCAGTTAGTCCACCATGAGGTCAGAATCTAGTGCCCACTCTGACCGATAGGTGAACCGCGCAACACTCTCGATTACATTGATCAGACTATCCCGTAACTGCTCAGGCATGGCATCGTTAGTCACCATAATATCAAGCGTTCCCAGGCGGCTTAGTAGCATCTTCGCATCCCAGGATACGGCAGCAAGTTCTTCCATATTGCGTTGATTCATGATCTATTCCCCTATCGTTGGCGTACGGGCATGAGCACCCGCGTCGTGGCGGTTGATTCACTAGTAATAATAGCGGGCTTACCGGCAGAATCTAGGTCGAAGCGCACGCTACCCGTGATACCGGCGAGAGAATCCACTAGGTAGGCAGGGTTGAATCCGATTACTAGCCCGTCACTATCGCCCGAATAGGCGGGAATAGGCACGGTAGTTTCACCCTCTAATGTGCGTAATACACCGGCAACCAGGTCAACGATCACCGGATTATTCTTAGCAATAGACGGGGCGATTAGTTTCACCGCATCCCGCAGCGCGGAAGAATCAAACACTAGCCCGATAGGGGAGCTATCGCGTACTAGAGAATCAACTACCGGATAATCACCGTCAAGCAGGCGCGTTCCCATAAGCCAGAACGGGTTAGCCGGATCACTAATGACCGCGTGCTTATCGGTCAAGGCCAATAAGCCACCGCCTAGTTGCTTAGTCACCTTAGTTAGCCAGGCGGCAGGCACTAGCGCGTGATTCTCATAGTGCATAATGTTTGCATCGGTAAGCACCATACGGTATCTATCTGTAGTTACTAGGCGTGCTACACCTTGATCCCCGTATCGAACACTAACCGCCGTTAGGACGGGGAGAGAATCATCGTCACCGGCAGCCAATAGCACGGCAGGTAGCTCATTCCACGGGACGGCGATACCTGTAAGGGCGTTACCTATTTCCGACGTGTCCATTAGTCCCGACGTGTCCACAATATCGGCAGCCAGGCCACTAGTCACTAGCCCATTACGCGAGAGGCTAACCATACCCGCGTCAAGCGTGACCGATAGTGCATCCTTAGCCTTGAGAGTCTTACACCATAAGGCTAGGGCATCGCGTGATAGTTGATGAATCGCTACCGGCTGCGGATCATCGGTCAAGGTGACTACACCGAACATTCCGGAACTATCCCTAATCTGCACCCTTAGCCCCGATGCATCGGCGTGCAGCTCGATCACACTCACGCCCCTAATATTGCGTGATGGCTTAGTAATCGCCAGGGCCTTAGATAGTTGCCTAGCCCTAGCTGCCGTGATGTCTGACATTGTGAACCCCTAACCTAATTTGATTCTACCCGCTAACCCTTAGCCGGTAACCCCGTCCCCTGACCATATCATGCCAGGGGGCGAGATTAGAGCCTAACGGCAGATAATAACCCCCGCGCCATTCTCCGCATCGAACGCACGGGCACCGGCACTACCGGCGGGGAACGTGCTAGGCGTGTCATAAGTCACCGCATCGCAGGGCACTAGGCCACGGTTGAACGATAACAACACGCTAAGCCCATAAACTAGGGCGAGAGCTGCTATTGCTGCCAGAATCCACCCGCGCCTAGTCAGGCGTAGGGGGCGCGTCATTGTTCGACCCCCTCATCCTCATAACCAAACACGGCAGGGAATCGGTCAATGATCCACGACGTTCCAACAATAACGCCCGCCATGAACAAGCCATAAAGTCCTAGCCCCGTCCCTAAGCTCATGGTGTCACCCCGCAGGCCGTCAAAAATCGCTCCCTATCAAATAGGGGATTCTGCCCCGCGAATACATCCGCCAGGGCTAGGGCGATATCCCTAACCGCGTCGGGGGGTGCATCGCTAACCCGCAGGGCGTCGGCTACCGCTTGAAAGTGTTTGCGCGTCATGCCGTTACGTCCCATCGAATCAAGCGACGGTATTCAGCGGGGGTAACGGTCACCGCAAAGGGGGACGGTTCTACCCCGTCGCGGGCGTGCCTACCGTCCGCCCTGTCTTGGATCAGCTGCCACCATGCCCCATCACCCGAATAACCCTCATCAGTCACCGCCAGAACCTGCCCCGCCCCATTGAGCAGAACGAAACACCGGCGCGGGTTACCGCTCGCGTCATTAGTCGTCTTGGCGTGAATAATCGCGCTAACCGCGCGCGGGTCTAGTTTCATCATATCTAACCCCTAACCATTACGCGGGAACCTTTCCCGACACCCCTAAGCATACACAACAGGGGAACGGTGTCAATAGGTAAACACGCCTGGAAAGATAACAGTTTGATAACGCTCACCCTAAAACAACCCTAAATAGTTATCCACAACCTTATCCACAAGCCCCACCGGCAGAGTGTCGCCCATCACATACCTACATTACAGAACTCCGGATACCTGTATTAGAATACATGAAGTGTAGTTCTGGTATCTAAGTTACCTGGCAGTAACCTACTGTACAGTAAGTTACCCAACCGTAACCTACGGCAGCGTAAGTTACCCACCGGTAACCTAGCGCACGATAGGCTGACCCCACGATGATAAACGGCGGGATAAATAGTATTATAATGTCCCCCCAAATTTTTTTCGTTATTTGCTGGGGCCAGTGTTTGTAAGGGTTCGATAAAATAGTTTATAACAATTTGGTAACGTTGCGTGGTGTTGTCGTGTTTTCCACGCCGTTTATATAGTGAGGGGTTTTACAGAGCAGTGAGGAGCGTAGCGACGAGCTGCTCTCACTGTTGCTCCTTCGCTTGGTGCTTCGGAGCGTTGAGCGTAGAAGCAGGGTAGTGGTTCGTAACTGCTCCTTTGTCGCAGTTACTCACGGTTTATTGCTCCCTTAGTTTTTTACATTGTTTTACCCTTTAAGTGATCTATTACCCGATTGGATTGTCGTGGCTGTTAAGTTTAATGAAAAGGCTGATAAGAAGCAGAATGCTGCTTTGACGAAGAAGCTTACGCCCGCTCAGCGCGCGGCTTTTAACAAAGCTGATTCTAAGATGAATAAGATGAATAAGACTTCTGCCCAGGATAAGAAGCAGGATGTTTCGCTTGTTTCGAAGGTTAAGAAGTCGGTGCCTATTAAAAAGGTTGTGAAGAAGTCAGTTAAGGGTGGCAAGTGATGGCTGGTAAAAAGGTTCATCCTGGGTTTGCTAAGGTTGCTGCTGGTATTGCTAAGAAACAGGGTATTTCTAAAAGTGGTGCTTCAGCCATTTTGGCTTCCGCTGCTCGTAAGGCTTCACCGAAAGCTGTTAAGGCTAACCCTAGTTTGAAGAAAGTTAGTGGTGTTAAGAAGGTTTCTAAGAAGGGTAAGTAATGGCTGAGGGTAAGAAAGGTCGGTCGGGTCGTAAACCTGGTTCTGATCTTTCACCCAATGAAGCCCGCCGGTTGTTCCTCGCTGAGATCGCTACTGGTGCCACTAACCCTACCGCTTTGGCAAAAGTGGGCAGGTCGTTGTCTTGGTATGAGGCTTCCCGCCGCGACCACCCAGAGTTCAAACGGGACGTTGATAACGCTCGTGCCGTTCTTAAAGAAGTAAAAACTACGGGTAGGGAACCGATTGGGGATTTCGCGTCGTTTCGACGCACGTTCCTCAACAGGGAAACCTACCCCCACCAGCAGGGCTGGATAGATTTGCTTGAGGGTCGTGAGCCGGAACTTTTTCATCCGGCCATTGAGTACCAACCAGGTCAAGCCAGCCGTATT